CAGGCTTTGCAGCACTGCATACATAGCCGTGATAATTTTTTCCAGTCTTTGCCACGCCTTCTTTAAGAATCATTACGCCGTGTTTGCATTCTTGCGGTTTAGGATTAACTGGTATCGCTTCAACCGCATCACCAACACTCCATACAGTTGGCTTATCTTCTGCGAAGGATTGACGTAGCACATCCTCTACAGCTCTAGCCCTTGTGCCTGGTGGTGAATAATTTGCAACCTTTGTCATTTCTTCTCGGCTAGCCCTTTTGCCCTTAGCTGCATAACCTGCGTTTGCAAGCGCTCTGCCGATTGCTGAAGTCTCTGCATTCTCCAGTGCAGAAGTTGAATTGACACCCCTATCAGACACGCTCTCACTAGCAAGCCCAGTCGCCCACGGCTTTGCATCGGCTTCCGTCTTAAATAATTCAGCACTAATAATGTATCTAGTGTCTGTGGCCTGCTCAATCTTTGTGAATACTCTTCCATCTGGATACTCCTTCCAAAACTTTTCTAGTCGGCTTTCGACTGTTTCGTAATCTTGTAAATTAAATGCCATTAGTCATCCCCCCAAGTGAAGTTGATGTCGGTCTCTGCATCAAGGACTGTCTGGTATATCGAAAGGTAAGCAATAGCATCGATGATTGAGTCGCTGTGATTTGCAGATTCAGTAAGCCTAGAAACCTTGACGAGCGCCATACATAATGCGACTTGACTAGGTGTAATTGGATGGTCGAGATATGCCGACCAGAGATCACTGATCCTTTTATGGTTTGTGTAAGGATGACCATAGACCGCTCCCCTTGTATGGACCAAATCGACAACATCAGCTAGCAGCTTCTCAGTTTTTGTCATAGTCAAATACCTCATCTGACTTCAACTTGGTGTTCATTAGTCTGCGATGAGATTCCCAGCCTTGCGCACGGCCTTTCCAATAACCATTCTGAAATGCGGTGTCTCTGATTTCGTAAACGATCCAGGCAATAGCTGTAATAGCCACTATTCCCCACATCAAGATATATCCAAAGTCTTTCAATTCAGCGTACATTTATAGCCCTATCTGTCCGCATACTTTGCGGTACAGGCATAGTGTTGCACCTGTGTATGACTTTGTGGATTATTTAATAGATTATTTTGATAACGATTTGATAACGTTATGCGTAGAGTTTTCCAAGCGCTGTGAATGAGCCATCCTTGTTTATTGGCACCAGGGTTGGTGTCAGGGTCTTACCTACGGCTTCTAGTATAGCAATACCCATCTGCCAATTAGCGCTTCCATAGCGTAAATAAGAGGCTTTTTTGCGATCCATAAGATTACCTACCTCAACCCCATATAAGGCCCTGTAATGGCTTCCTACGCCCTCTGCATAGGCACTCATACCTAGTCTGTGGGTGTGGCCACACAATACTGATTTACCCCATTTTTTAGCCAGGTTAAGAGCTGTGATACCTGCGTGCTGGCTCATATTGCCCTCGTCTCCGTGGGCTAACATCCAGCCTGGGTGAAACTCGTAAGCAGTTTTGTGGTACTCCATACCCATATCTTTGAATCCCATAAAGGCTGGGTATTGTAATTCGGGTAGGCTGATTAACCCAGGTACTTTAAGCAAAGTGTTATATAAGCGATCAGTATGATTACTGCGGATAATATGACACTCTCGGCTGTACTCACTGAGATCCCACAGTATCGACTTAGTAAGTTCCCGATCATCGTGAATGGTTTGCCTATAAGCCAAAGGTGTGCCTTCAGCCCATTTGCTAATTGTGTTAAAGTCAATTTCATCGCCAACCACCAATACTGAATCAAACTTCTCCCGCCTTGCTAACTTGATAACATTCTTTACAGCTACCTCGTGATGGAATGGTACCTGCAGATCGCTGATTACCAGGTAGCGCTTAATCGTCTTCCTCATCAGGAGTAGGGATAGTTGGGATAATTCCCTTGTCGCCTACGATCCAGTCAGGCATTGACTCTGGGCTATCCATTAGATACAACGCAACAGATTCACTAAACCCTGCTTTGCGTGCAGCTTTGAACATCTCGTGCTTGGCAATATAAAACACTTCTAACTTAGATAAAGGGTCAGGTGATTTACGCACCTTGCGCCTGTTAATTTTTCTACGCTTACGTGTAGTTGCCATAGTTAAAATTATCGCTTACTGATTAAGACAAAGAGATCATCAACACGCTGTTCAAGTCTTGTTAATTGATCCTTCATACTAGAGCCACCATTAGGGCGTAACTCATTAAGCCAGCCTCTAACTAGAAAACGTAATCCTATTAGCACGCCTGATAGCACGGCGATAACGCCAGCGCCAAAGCCAGCCCACTCTCCAGGTGTCATGCTTCATCGGCACCGATGCCATAAGCATTATCGGATTTGTCTAAAGCCCTAACCGCTGGGCCTGCTAAAGCTGAGATAACTACAGCTACAACAGGATCTAATCCCAGTTCATTACTTGCTAAGAATGTTAAGAATGAAACCAATACGCCACGTGCGTATGACTTCAATACAGCTTGTTGCTTCTTACTTATTTTCATATCTTGCCCCCTATTAGTGGTATATCGAATGGTGTGCCATTTAGATCGCCGAGCGTTGTAAAGCTGATATGGATATGACGCTTGTGCGGGTTGATGCCTTTGTACTTACGCCATTTCCAATTTAATATTTTTGAGCATATTCTCCCGTTATAGATGACGTATGATATGCGTTTATCTTGTTTGGCTGCGATTCTGATCTGGTCAGCCAGATAAGGTGCGAGGCTGTTGGATGACTCCAACCTAGCATTAAGATCAAGACCTCGTACCCACCCGAACTCGTCTGGATTATGATCCGATTTTCTGGCGGAGTGACGGCTATCGCCCAACCATCCTTCTGGACTTTTAACACACCGATCTGGAAACCACGTATCAACTTGATCTCTTAACTGCACACCAGCTGCACATAGTTTAGGCTGCATTACAAACCTAAAGCGGCTCTTAAATCCTCAACAGTTAAACCAGCGTTTGCAAGTTTATCTGCAACAGTTGGTTCAGGTGCAATAATTGTGCCATTGTGAGCAGCGACTATTGCTGTTGTTTGTGTTTTATCTGTTGCTTTGACATCTAACCAAAAATCGCCATTACCATCAATATAAGGCAATTCTTGTATTTCCACGCCTGCATTTGTTAATTCAGCAAGCAGTTCTGCGCCATTAAGATTTTCTGGTTTATTAAATTTTATCATTTATGCTCCTAAGTATGTTGCTGCAAACCATCCGTAAGATGTTGCGGTATATTTATTAAGGTCTAAGTTGCCACCACTGGTTTGGACAGCAATCAATTCAACATAATCGGTAGCCACTAATTCCACAATGGCAGTTATAGATACACCTGTGTAACTTGTTACAGCACCACACTGCATATCAAAAAAATCTCCGCCATTTTTCTTAAATTTTAAAGCTCTGTAACCAGTGGAATTTGCGTCAAAATGTGTTCCACCTGTAAATAAGTATTTTCCACCTTTGCCAGCGGGAATGGTTATTCTTGAATTATTGGTTGAATTGTCGTGGTATCCACCTGAATCAAAATACTCGCTATTCCAAGTGACTGCCACGTTAGTTGCATTGGCAATAGTTTGCTTTAAATTAGTATCATATAAAGAGCATCCAGCAAATGTTGAACCGCTAGCAGGTGCAGCCCATTTCAAGCCAGTGGTTTCCGCACTATCGGCAGTTAATACTGTTCCGTTTGCGCCAACTGCTAATCTTGAAAATGTATCTGCGCCAGTTCCACCAATTAAATCACCTTTAGCATCAATAGCTGTAGCCATAGAGTTTGTAACTGTTACTGTGCCAGAAGTGCCACCACCTGATATACCAATACCAGCGGTAACACCTTCAATATCACCTGCAGCACCTGATGCAACCCATGCTGCACCATCGTAATACCATAAACTATTAGTGTCTTTAGTAAATGCAAAATTACCTTCTGCTGGTGCTGTCACAGCTGCATCTCTAGCAGCGTTGCTAGCAAACACCCAGATACCTTGCATCAAGTAACCATCGACATCGGCAGCGGTTAATACCTCGCCTGTTGTAAAGTCCTTAAATCCTAATCCAGCGGCCATTATTTCTCCTTAGTAACTGAGCACATTATAGTCTAAAGTGCCGTATATATTGTTATTTAAAATCAGGGCATCAATTACGGGTTCTAAAGTCGTAAAGAAGACCCTAAAGCTGTTCGGTGTGATAGTTGTTGCTACGCCAAATATCTGCAAGGTGTTATCCAAGGTAGATCCACCTGGCTGGGTAGTAACAATTCTGATCGGGTCAAAGAAGTCCAACTCCAAGGCTGCAATAATGCCTGCATTATAATTTGCGGTGTATAGGTCCAACTCGATTCCATCGCATCTAACCTTAGTTTCAGCACGGCTGGCCACGTATGCCCTTGCATAATCTAGAGCTACCGCATCGGTCTGCATTAGCAGGTCTTGTAGGTTATAGCTGTGGATGAAATACTTGTCAATAGATGCTTGATTGATGGCTGTTTGTGGTGAGCCACCTGTACGGCTAATTTGGGCTGAATTAAAGATTAAGTCATCATCTAATTTCCACATAGCGTTGGCATATGCGATACCTGTGCCATCATCGTTGAATGTAGTTACTGTGCCACCGATTGATCCTGCCGTTACTGCTCTATCTTGAAATACAAACTCTCCGTCTGTGTTTACATATAGCGCCCCATATTCGGATGTGGCGACAGTGGTCATCGCATCTAGTGAAGTACGTGCTGTGCCAGGGTCTGCCTGCATAGTAGTCAAACCTGCATCTACATCCCGCATGGTCGCTGGCCAGTCAATCTGATCTAATATTTGGTTAATTCTTGTACCTGATAAATTGCCAGCACTAGCACCTGTCACTGTAGATATTTGTGCGTTAGAAGCTAAGCGGAAGGCATCAACAGCTGTGATCGTAGTGTAGGCGACTTCTGTTGCATCCTTCGGTTGAGTATTAACGTATGAAGTAATAAACCCTGAAAATAGGCTATAAGTGGTAGCACCATAAGTAGCAGAGATTTGCACCTTCTTCATAGGTGTTAGCAATTCGTAATATGGCCCTGATGGATTAGTCGGGTTAAAATCTCCGTTTTGATCTACTATGCGTAAAGTTAATTGCCCTGTTTGGAACTGATCTGCTAAAGCATTACGGCCACGGCTTGTCTGTATTAAATTGACTTTATCTGATACATCAACAATTAAGGCTGCAGAATCTCCTAATATGTTTACGTCTAATATGCCAGTACCTAAGATCATAGCCTGAGCAAAACTTGGCCCAGTCGAGAAGTTAATTACTGCATTGATTGTTGGTACAGCCATTACTGGATAGTTCCCGCTGGTACTAACTTGTTGCCATATTTAAGATTTACTCGTACTAACTCGCCAATGGCAGAAACCAATTTATCACTGCTAGCGTTTGGATCAAGGGTTAATGTAGCTGTAGTTTGTGCAGTAGCAGCGGCTGTTGCAGCGGTCTGTGCGCCCATATTAGTTACACCTTGTGGCAGTCTGGCAAACTCATCTGGCGCTATTTGATTACGGCCTCGGGCAGTTAATTCTCCTAGAGAGTTGAACAACGCTGGCATACCACTAGCCAAGAAGTTTAAAGCACCTGCAGCTGTAGTGGCAGAAGTAGCCAAAGCATTAGCAGCGGCTACAGCGCCTAACTCAGCATTGTATTTTTTAGCTAAAGCCTCGTTATTATCTAAGATTGCTAATTGCGCTCTTAGTCGTAATTTAGTCTCTTCATCGGTTGCCTGATTAAGCGCCAAGGTTAAACCTATGCGCTCTAGATCAAACTTATCTTTTAGTTTATCTACTTCTGATTTAGCCTTCAGTTTAGCCAATTCATCGGCCCTGGCTTTATTGGTGTCTCTAATTATTTTGTTTTCCAGGCGTAATTGCTGGACATAAACACGGCTCGCTGATCTTGGTTCTAGATTGGCTTTAG